TCACACTTATCTGCTTTGCTTCAGCATATTCTTCAGGGGTTAAATGTTGCATCTTAGCCACATGAAGTTCTGCTGTAGTAAGCTTACCTACTAACTGAGCTATATTGCCTTTTTGAGGAGGACTGACTGTTGTTTTACTAGTGTGGCCGTTGCTAACTACTCTACCAGCTTCATCTGTTCTGCCACGCTTGTAATCAATACCAAGTTCCTTCTCAGCCATAGCGGCTGCAAGCTCAGGCCCGCTTTCCATAGCTGCTAATTGAGGATTTCTTCTTCCGATTTCTACATACGCTTTAACAAATGGATCGTTAAAGTCATAAGTTCCATCATCATTAAGACAATTTGGATGATTTTCTATAACCTTCCTCTCAGACGCAGTATATTGCTGGTGCATACTTTCTTGTGCGATTGTCTGCCTAACAATGTCCTGAATCTTAGAAGTGTCAACCTTTTCTGGGTCTTCATCATCGTCATCTACTGTGGGCTTTGGTTGAACTACAACCTTTGCTTCTGCCCTCTTCATCCTCGCATACATTCTATCTATACGAGCTTGTATGGGGTCTTTTTTATTTGGTGTCTGCTCACCATCAGGCGTTTTCTCAGTTCCTACAGCTGGAGTCTCTACACTAGGTGTTTCTACACTTGGTGTCTCGACAGCAGGTGTTACTACTTTTACTTCTTCTTTTGCCGCAGGATTCTCTGGAGTAACGACAGTTTGCTTTTCATCTCCCATTTTGCTTCTCCTTCTGTTTTATTTTCAATAACGCCCAGAATGGCGTTAGCATCGAGCTTTTCTTCTTTTAGCTCTCTAACGAGGTGCTCGGTGGCCTCAATAGAGAGTCTCAGTCCTTCTACGATACCTGCTTTGACGCTTGCTTCAATGTTGTTTCCTTGCCTAGCTTCATTTACGCAATCGTTTTTAAGCCTATCAATAAGAAGGTTTGTTTTATATTTAACGACCAAATAAGCTTCTGATCGAATATATTCTGATACTTTTTCTGCTAATTTTTCATTATAATTCATATTAACCTATCATTCCTGGTTGAGGTCCACCTGGTTGGCCACCCTGTGGAAGTTGCCCCATTCCTGCACCCATTGGAACTTGAGTTTGCCCCATCTTCTTTTCAACTGGAGCTTTACCTAAATAAGCTTCTACATCAACCTTACCTATACTCTTAACAAAGTCAGATGCAATTCTATACCCTCTTGGGTCTTGTGCTAAAGTCATTAGAGTTGGGAACATTTCAACCATAGCTGCATTTCCTTGTCTTTCCATACCCACATTCCCGCTTGTAGTGTCTAAAGTCATATAACAGTCGTAACATCCAGCAATTGCTTCTGGACTTAAACCCTCTTTAAATACTGCTTCAGATTCAGCACCTAAAATATCTTTAGCAAATCCAGTTGGCATCCACATCTGATATGTCTGTAAAACCTTAGTTAATAAATCTGCCACCATATCCTGAGCCCTCATGCCTAATACTGTATATGCTTGCTCACCTTGATTTATAATAGCCATAGTTCCTGTAGCAGTAGCCCTAGACTTAACAACATCACTTTCTCTACCCATTTGATAGGCAGAAGTAGTTGTAAGTTTTTCTATGGCTTGTACGATAATTACTTCTTCTTGGAATGAAGCTATAGGATTGAATTGAAGATTTATAATGTTTACATCTTTAATGTTATCAACAGGAATCATTACTGCTGGGCCTATCTGTATTTTTGATGGTTGTAAAGCACTTCCAGCTCTATAAAAACCAAAAGGAGCTATGCTAACACTACCAGCATCAATTCTCTGATTATGGATAGCATCTAATTCTTTGGCAAGCCCTCTCATAAGTTCTGGCAACCCTATTCCATAAGGACTTCCAGTTCTCTTCATAAATTGTTTTATTGTCCAAGGTCTTTTGCCTATTCTTGATACTGCACTTAAAGGTTTGCCCGATAAATAAGCACCAGACTCATAACCTATAGTAAAGACGCTTTCTTTCATTGTGCCATTGATTCTCCACTTACAATAAAACTCTATTAGTCTTATTGGAAGGGAGTTTCTCCCAGCTACAACTACGGGATCAACGCCAGCCGTTCCTTCTATTTTCTTCTTTTTCGTGCTTAAAGATTCGCCAACTCGTTCATCTATTTTGGGAATAAGCCTTTCTTTTAGGTCGTCTCCAACAAAAATATTTCTATCAATAAGGTCTTCTATGTCCATTAGTTTATTATATATATTCTGTCCGATAAATTCTGATTTGTCAACCCCTTCCCAGAGGCTTGGTAGGTATACATCATCAATAGAAACGCTATCTACTGCTGCTTTTTCATGAGCAATGTCTCTATATTTAAGCTTTCCATCTACTATATCTGCTACTGTCCTATATACTGTTTCCCATCTAGTCTTTAAAGCTACAGTTCCATTAGTAACAAAATCCCATAGAAAATCATCTATAAGGTTCTGCATATCAAGCTCTTGCCTTGTAACCCACTTCATTAACTTGCTTACATTTTCAGTATTTTGAACGTCATTCTTTTCGGCTGGCTTCCAGTGGATATTATTTTCATTCCATACGGCAGGAAATAGTTTGGCATGCATTATTTTACAATGGGTAGGAACTGCTCCAGTAGAAATATTAGAACAATTAGGCCAAGGAATATTTTTAGGTGCTCTAACTTGATTTAAGAGGTCTAAACACTCGGTTCTTATCTCCATCATAGCAGAACGGCCACTTTCACAATTATCAACACTAGACTTTATATAAGTTACAATAGAACGCTTTTCTTCTTCTGATATATCATATTGAACTGATTTATTAAACGCTTGCTCTGCTTCTAATGCTTCTTCTGCTGGTTGGTCAGTTCTTATCTCCTCAATAGTTTCTTCTGCATTTATGTCTTCGGGAACAGGCATTGGAGGTGCTTGAGGCGGCATTGGACCTGGTTGTTGAGGCTGACCCATCTGCATTGGGTTCATTCCTTGTGTAGCTTGGGGGATTGGACTCATTCTACTGTCTCCAAATATTTATTAAGATTAACTTCTCTATCTTGCATCACTTTCTTACCACTCTTGCCATGCGAACCTCCAGCAGAAGTAGGAATCTTATTTATATTACCTTTATATTTCTTATACCAACCTGGTCTATAGCTCCACAAAGCGGCTTCTTGCTCTGTCGGAATCTTAAATGTAGTCATTAAGTCATCTATATAAGCCCTAGCAACCTCATCGTACACTTCAGGATTGTCTGAGAGGCCCTCAAACTCTATATCATCACTAATTTTCCCTCGCTTCTTTAAATCCTTAAATGTGTCAGGTTCAAGTTGTAACCAATCACCCGTAATATCGTTAGATGTCTCTGTTGCCGCAAACATACCCTTTAATTGGTCTGAAATAAGCGGCTCTACATCTATTTCTTCTTCCAATAGTTCTGGGGTAAGTCCTGGAACTTCGGGAGTTTGTGGGGCCGAAGGCACTCCAGTTGCTCCTTCTTGTAACATGGAACTTTGTGGAGCCTGGCCTTGGCCACCTAACAACTGTTGCAATAAACCCATCAAATCTGCCATTTTATAATAGTCCTTTCAACGTCTTTTCGTGCTACACCTAATAAATCTGCTATATCAGAGCAAGAATAATTTTCTTTTCTTAATTTCTTTATATTATCGTACATTGATGGATCTAAATCTCTCACAATCTTCTGTTTTTTTCTCATTTTGCCGTTCCATATACATCATAGTTGGGTCTGTAAACTTCTGGCGGCTCAAATCTTAAATCGCCCATCAATAAATATCTAATACAATCTGGAAAATGCTTGTGTAAGTCTTTTGGCTTCTCTTTAGGGTCTTTCTCCATAGAAGTCTTATTTGTCCAATCATCCCAGATAAAATGTGTTAAACCATGTATAGTTCTTAAACAATTCTCAAATATATATAATTTAGGTCTATTTGTTAAACTTATTGGCTTTGCCGTATCGTATTGCAAGTGTTCATCTATCTTCATTCTACCCGCAGGGCCATCATCGTTAGCTAATATCGTTCTTATACCATGCTTTTCGAATGTTTCCTGAATTGTCTCGCCAGTTATAATTTCTAGCTTCTTTTTCCCGTAATTAGGATCAATATACCTGGCTAAGGGGTAAAAATTATTATCTCTCTCTTTTTTTGCAAATGCTAAGGCTAAACGTGGTATAGTTTCAGCCAATTCAATCTCATCTACTATAAAAACGTCTCCAAACTTATCTATCTTAGCCCATATAGCACAAGTTGGTGTCCTGTCGTGTGGGTCCATAGCAAAGTATACTGGACCTTGTATTTCACGCCTAGGAATAACATGAACGTTCTGGTCAAACCTTTTATGCACTAAACCTTGCAAATGTAGGAACTTACCATGTATTCTAGCT